CTACTACGTACGGTGTTCAAGTAAAGGTTGCGACTGTAGGCACAAACGTAGTGGTGCGTATTGAAGGAAGCCTTGACGGCACCAACTTCTTTAATCTCGATACTGGAGACAAAACTCTGACGGCAAACGGTACGTATTTTTACAACTATTCCAACATGCCGTTGAAGCAAATCCGAGGTAACCTGGTTTCAATCAGCACCGGCACTCCCACAGTCACATTTGTGATCTCTGCCAAGTAAGCTGGTCAAACACAGGAGGATCGCTTGGGCTACTTTGAAAGTTATCAGCAAACACTAAGCTCTACGTTCCCGGAGCTTACTGCTCCGGGTGTTACAGATGTTCTCGACGTACACGTTGTAAATTATCTTTCTACAAGAAACTATACGTTAATTGCAACTGTTACCAATATCAACACATCTGTTGTTGTAAGACTGGACGGCAGCATCGACGGTGTTAACTTTGGTCCGATGATTTCTAACACCATTACGCAAAATGGTACTTATCCGTATTATGTAAATGGGTTTCCTGTCGGCTACGTTCGTGGTAATTTCTTCCACGAAACAGGCGGTACTAACGCTGTTGTTAAGTTCAGTATTGCTGCTAATTAAACTAAGTTCCAGCTCCTAAACCACTTAGTAATCACATATTTTTTACCGCTAATAGGTGGGCAAGCTTCATGAAGCGTCTTGTAATTAGGAATTCCGTTTTTATATAAGTTGTTCCAGATAACCGCCATTCCCTGTTGTGGTTTGATTTTTAATTTTAAATGTTTAAAGAAAGTTTCGCCACCTTCTTCTACAGTATTTAAGTAGCACATAAAAGTCCACGTCCGCTGTCCCATCCATTCGGTATAAGTCTTATATTCTTTAGACCACGGATCAAAGTAATCGTTGTGTTCTTTATAATATTGCCCAGGTTGGTATTTCTGTGCCTGAAGAGTCTCTCCTAGAAACGGATCTATTTCCATGTAGTCACTTATTTTGTTATCCACTTTTAAGCAAAATGAATTAAGGTAATAGGGAAAATCAGCACTACTGCTTGTCCTGTATTCTGAAGTAATTTGTTCATCTTTAGGGTTGGAAATTGTTGATGGGCGCACTCTTGCTTCTATATTCTTAATAATTTCATTACATTCTTCTGTTGAGAAAAAGTTTTTTACTGTGTACAGCTGTGTGAAAGGGTAGTGAATCCTTTCGGCTTTTTGTGTTACGGGCAAGTTGTAAAATTTTTTATAATTAATCTTCCTTGGGGTCGGATTAAACTCACAAATTTTTATTATTTGATCAATTTTTTGATCGTCAAGATTGTATTTTGTTTTTAAGTACGCTGTTGCTTGCGTTTTGCTCACTCCAGAGGTTGCTGCACGCATCAGTTCCAGTACGGGATCCTGCTCAAGCATTTTCTGAAGGAATACTTGCTTAGAATATAGGAGCTTAGAAGCAGTTTTGCAAGTGGAACTTGTCGTATTAACGTTTGGTTTGGTTTTTAGCAGTGTTTACGGCTTGAGCAATCTGCTTCTTAATCCAAAATTAAAAGACCATGCACACAGGTACATCGCCAGATCAGCACCTCCGACGCTCCGTAGCCGAGAGTTTACCTCAACTGACGCCTGGCGTTTTTGATGGTGCTCCTGACTACCCGTCCTTTACGGTAGATCAACGCTACACTCCACCTCAAGAATTGCCTTATTCTGTAGGGTGATTGCAATTCAGTTCAGAACTGTTAGGATGTAATCACGGATTGGATCAAGCATGGACGCCAATGCCTTGGGACTGAGTATGGATAGTGAATTCGCCATCCATGCCGCAGCCTTCACAATTAAAGACTTGGACCGGGACGAACTGGAAGAAGCCTTTATTGATATGCTGCACCAGAAAGCTATGGACCGACAGATGTTTTTTAACATTCTCAAGGAGCATGGCATCGATGCCGAGATCAGTTTTAACTACGCAACCCAGAATCAACTCTCCTAATAGCAATGGCAACACGTACCATTAAGGGCACCCTCGACACTTTCACTGTTGATGCGGGTTCTGAGATCACTTACCTCGGCTCTACCTCAGCTAACGGCACCGGCGGCATTAACATTCGCGGATTCCGCGTCAATCCCGGAACCACTGGCGACATCATCGTCACCATTGATCGTTCCAGTGGTGTTGACAACATTGAAATTTTCCAAGAAGACGCTTACCAGACCAGTTCTGCTCCCACTGGCTACCTGAAGTTCAACAACATTGCCAAAAACGGCAAGGGCAAAGGTGTTGTGGCCGTAACCGTGACTGATGCGTCTAAAGACTATGTTGTTATTTTGACTCTCGACGGGTATAGTGAGGTCAGTTATAACGGCAGCGTTGTCGTCCCGTAAGAAAAAAGAAAGTGCTGACGACTGGAGCGACTATCCGTTCCTTACTCAGCTTGGCATTGATCTAATTTCAAAATATTCATCGGCCAGGACCCACTTGGGTTTTGGCCAATTTGCTTCATACCAGGAAGAAGGGGAAGATGTTTGGCGTATTGGTTATGGCAGTCTGAAGATCAATAAACATTGGGTTGGTTCTAGGGAGAAGTGCACTCAAGCGGAAATAGACAAACAATTAGTACAAGACCTAAAAGGTTTTTCCAACCTGGTGGCGCACCATGTGGTAATGCCTTTGAATGCAAAGAAGAAGGCTGCAGTTCTTAGCTACGCACATAGCCTTGGGATTCCAACTTTTAAAGAGTGTGCGTTGCTGCACCTTATCAATTCAAGAGCGGGGCGAAAGGAAATTATCCGCGAGTGGAGTCCTTACATAAATAGGAAAGGATTTTACCCAGAGAACCTTCGAGAACGCAGAAGGGTTGAATTGAATACGTACCTGGCGGCAGACAAGGAAGTTCCGCTGTTCATCAAACACGATTGCCAGATGCGACAGTGTTTACTGAATGTTGCCGAAAACTACAAAGGAACTCCCAATCAAATCAAAGCAATCGAGTACCTCGAACGTAAGCTCCTGGAGTGGGACCCTAGTCAAGAAGGTATTCGTCGCTTTTTTCGGTACTGGAATCAAGAGCAAGGGGGGTTAGGCTCCCCCAGGAATCTTTAGAATCTTGAATCCAATTCAACATGTCAAGGACCTGTAAATCCTTTCCGTAATTGGACAGGATATCTTCAGAATGCGTTTGTGTCATAGGTAGAGATCAGTTTATTGAGGTACCATTGAGCTTTTTTAAGATCTTGCTTTGGGTTGCCTTTTGTTTCGTAACGCCAAATGTACTTTTCAATGTTGCCCTTCAAATAACCACGGAAAGCTTCTTTTGACATGGAAGCATCAATTGCGTCAATGCACTCAATGTCACCAGTCTTGTAATGCGCTGGAGAGTTGACCAGATCTTGAGAAAAACTGACACCAGAAAAACTGATGCCGTCGTTACCTACGGCTTTAAAAGAAAGGTAATCTTCGCCTGAAGCACCAAAAAGCGTTGCAGAAGTCATGTTGTATGTAGCTCTGGCAGAATATTACAATGAGCATACAGACAAGTCAAGACTATTCCGTTGACTCCAGGTACCGTGGCGGCAAGGGGGCTGTAGACAACGCTGCAGGCAAAGCTTTCCTAAACAAATACGTGCAAGCACAGCGCCAACAAAACAAAGCAGGCATAACGCAACAGCGTGAAGAGGACGACAGATTCGTGATGGCTGGCCCTGGAGATAGTACGTATTCATTTAAGAACGCATTCAGAGCACCGCTTTTTAATAGATAATGTTTCCTATATGGGAGAAAATTTCTATAAATTTGTCTGCTTGATTAAAACCTAGATCAAGCCTCGGGAGGTAAACAAAAAAACCCCAGGTAAACGGAGTGTTCATTGTAAATATATCCTTGCCATGAACTAAATTTGCGCGTTTAGTTGGTATACAAACCGGATACTTCCACATATTTGGGCACACCCGCATCATCTCAGGATTTGTACTAAAAAATAACGCTTCCGATACGTTGCGTAGCTTCCATTCTTTTTCTAAACGGTTAAACCACGTGACTGATGGTATCTTTGAACGCCCTTGTGCGCGTGATGACCACTTCCATGTTCCTCTTTGCTCACTGAAGGAGCATCTTCCATAGGTAGGTGGGAACAGGTAAGTTGTACCTTTCCAAGGGATTTCAATATTTATTCCGTCATCTTCAATTGTGTAGATTTGTTTAGCCCTAAGGAATTGATTATTTGCCAGGTGTGTAGAACACGGATCTAAATCAATGTCACCAAGAAGTGCATCAATATAAGGAAGATAATCAACTGGGGTCAACCAGTCATCAACGAGATTTTTTATTTCTCGTAGTCTTAATATTTTTTTGAACCAAATAGACATTACATTGCCATGAATTCACCAGTATCGTTATCTAGTTTGTAATGAATTAAGGCCATGTGCGCTTCATCTTGGATGATAAAAAGAGCTTCTTTTTTAGGATCCACTGTCTCTGAACGAACAATCGCTTTCTGCATAATTTCTGCAGGGCCTGACATGTCACGACTATTGAAGTCGTTGAGTGCGTTCATTAAACAATCCAGGTCCAGGTAGAACATACTGTCTTTCTCCTCGGCCATCGGTACATAGACCATGGCACCAGGACCTTCGATGCTGTGAAACCCACGGTAGTAGTCACACATGTCTGCGCAGATCCGCTCAATAGTGAGCTTGACCATTGTCTGCTCAGCTTCAGTCGGCGCTGACGACATCAGCTTGCTTAGCATCTTCTTGCGTTGGTCGGTCATCTTTAATAAATTGCGTAAACCCAGAACGCTGGAGCGTCTGGCGAATTTTAGGTAGAGGTTGGTAGATGACCACAAGCTTACCAAGGTTTCCGGTTTTTTTGACCAGTTTCCCTTGATCGTCTTTTACTTTGGTCAGTTCTTCCTGGCGGATAAGGTATTCAGCAACACAACGATACCGTCGTTTTGTAGCCAAATCAATATCGGGAAACCGCTCACAGATTGTGGCAGGCTTCATGTCACTGAAACAAATCCTAATTTGATCCGCTAGGGAAAGACCAAGTATTAGATCATTTGTACTAGTTTCGTAGCTTCTTACCAGCTCCAGGTAGCGGTGGAGGTCAGATGTTTCAAAGCTTCCTGACGGCGGCAAGAACATGCTCACCTGTTCAGCCAAGGAATTAACCAGTTTTTCTTTATAATTGTCAAGCGTTACCGAGCCAATGTCCAAAGCATTGAACCGATAGCTCAGGTACTTATTGGAGCTACCGGGGTAGTTGAGTTGCTCCTGTGGCACCTCTTCTTCTACCTCGATTAAGAAATCTGTTTCCATTACCGTTAAGCATCGTCTGTAATTGCAGACAGCTTAACGCTTTTTTGTGCTTTCTTCCACTGTTGTTCGTGATTAATTTGTAGCACCCACTCACAGTATTTACGTTCGGGTTCCATGTTCTTCAGATCACCTGGTGTTGGACGCCCTCCGTAGTTACAGGCTTGCCACAAGGCACGTGCTATTATTCGTTGCTGGTATGTCATCAATTCAAATCTTAAAACTTTGGTAGACACTTTAGACAGTAGTTCGCTAAACTCTTCTTTAAAAGGACTAAAACTTCCATGAAAAGGACGATCACTTGGGCTGAGCTGTTCTTGGTCCTGGTCTTGGGACCTCTTGGCGTCGTCGGACTCCAGCATCTCTACGGGTTTGTTAACGATAGAATCACTATAGAAGTTCATATGAAGAAATAGTCATGGGGGGATCCTCACCTTCAGCTCCTGTAACGTACATCCCGACTCCAGCGGCTCCTACGATGTACAAATCTGTAATTCCAGAGTCAGATTTTGCAGCGGCTGGTGAGTACCTAGCACGAATGAAGGCTGATAGGAAAGCAGCTGAACAACAACGCTATCAGCAAGTCGGCACCCCTACCGAGATCGGCGCACGTCAGAAAAATATTCAAGCACAAGCTGCTTCTTCTTATGCTGCATCATTACCTCAAGGTAGTCGGTATGATGCTGCACGTCAAACAGCACAAGAACAAGCTCGGAAATCCAGTCGCGCTGAAATTTCTACAGTTGATGGTATCGATCCTAACGTTTTCAACAATACAGATTATGATACTGCCAAGTCGTCTGGTTACTCTGATTCTGAAATTAAAGACTGGCTTGAG